GTGTGCCACAGAAGCGCATTCCACGCCCTTGTCGTTCTGTTGTAATATCCCACGCCCGTGTTCACATGGTAGTCAAACGATGGCGTACCTGACACAGATTGTGTAAATTCCCGCGCAGCCATTCCGCCATTATATCCGCTAGATATGATCACAGGACCACCGGGGTCTATGGACAGTATCGGATATACGCCAAATAGTACTCCAACGTAGTAATGCATGCTCATGAACCGAGGCCAATAGGCCACAACGGTACTCGCATCTCTGTAGGCAATCTGGCAATTATTCGCATTGTTACACGCCAAATCCGGACCGTCGACTACCTTGTTAGACAACGTAGCAGTATACCACGTAGATCCGTTGTTGATGGACATTGCAATTTTCGCTTGGAAGGTCGTAGCATCAACCCAGGCAATTTGCCATACCTGATATTGGCCAGATTGTGTCACGGCTGCATCAATCCGAGATGATGTGTTCGCCACAATATCAGTTCGGTTGTACCAGGTGGTTCCCCCATCGGGTGAATGTCGAACTCGGATTTCGCGCCCCGCGCCTGTTGTATGGTCGAAATCCTTAGAAACCGCCTTGATAATATCCAGCTTGAGAGTCTTATCATCCTTGTCCTTATGCTCAACTTTGAGCTTACCAGCCAAGTCCTCCAGGTCTTTTCGCTCCTTCAACATATTCTGCACCTTATCAGATGTCGGATTCTGCCAATCCTCTAAGTCCTTTTTCACTTTCCCGCTTTCCTCCACCAGAGCATCATAGCGAGCCTGGATTGCATCGCCCATTTTTGATAAATAGTCAACTATCTCGACAGCTTCGTCCAGTTTATCGGATAGCTTCTCAACTGTCGGTGTGGCCTCGTCTGGTATTTCAATATCCATAGCGTCCATGTGAAGGCCAGGGGTTTCAATCTTCTCTCTCTTAAATTTAAACATGATAATATCCTCCTTTTTATCTAACCTGAGCCGAGCATCTCGACCGGCTCGACCAGTAGCAACAATACTCAAATGATTATATTGAATATTTGATTGAATTGCATCGTAAGTTTCACCGTTAAATTCGCCAGGTATCGGATCAACATCGCATTTATAGCCTAATGATATTTCATAGTTACCAAGTCCGGTATCATGACGGTCTTGAATTTCTTTAACTAAATTTTTATCTGTTATTACTAATCGGCAAGCCAGAAAATCACCATCTCTATGTATCATATCGCCAGTTGTTCCGATTTGTAATTCCTTAACATTATCGACACTTACCATTTCCGAAGGATGTTTTAAAGTAACCGGGATTAGCTTTAGGCTTTCCATTGAATCTTCATTAAAAACTTCCTCCTCCGATCTAAACTCTTTAACTCCACCAATGCCTGAATAATCAAATACTCCTGTCCGGGTAACTGTAGCATCGGCAATAAGAAAACCTTGTGGAGTTATTTTGAACTTATCCTCCCGGATTGATATATCATATCGGTCTTTTTTCTTTTCACCTATTCCTTGAGCCTTCATAAGGGATTGTAACTTTGATTTAACTGAAGCAGGCACATCCATTGGTTTGCCAGTGCGGGCTCCACCTATTGCAGCGGCGGCAGAACGAAGGGCTTGAAGATTAACGGGGCCTCTCTCTCTATACATTCCGGTATCCGGATCAATGCCTCCCGCCCCTTCATAGACTGGTAAGTGCCATTGGGCTTTGGTTTCCCCATCACCCTCTATCCAAAGGAAGCAACTTTTAGGAAGTTTTGATTTGTCAACGGCAGCCCATGATTTAGTGCTGGCCTCGGCATCCTTCCGCCACTGAGAAAAACAAATGCCCGCTCTTTGTTTTTGGTCAGGATAATCTTTAAGCATGGATTCATTACCCATGCAGCGGGATATGAAGGCAGATTCTTTTTCGCCAGGATTCTTGGTAGGGATAGGCATACTTTCAGGATAAGGGAAGGAGAAGGAACATGTCAAGGATTATTTTCAGGCGGGGTATTTGGGGGATTGTATTGATTCCAAGTATTAGTAACAGTTTTGGGGGAAACACCGACCCGTTCTGCTATTTGTGAATTGCTTAATTTCTGGGTGGTGTCCCGTTTGAGTTCAATAATCTTTTGCCTTTTAATTAATGCCTCGGATTTTCTTGTTATCATACCTTAATTGCCCTCTTGCCAGTGTAATCTTCCCATCGCTTGATAATCACATCGACATAGATGGGATCGATCTCCATGCCATAACATATCCGGTTAGTCTTTTCACAAGCAATGAGAGTGGAGCATCGAAACCGAGGCGGGCTATTCTATCTTTAAGCTTCTCATATCCAGCCTTGCTCAATTCCTTGAGATTGCCCTGAATGATTTCAAGCTTATTGATAGGAATTAGTGGGCAGTTCTTAACTTTGATTTTGATTTCGTTTTTCATTAGGCTGCTTTCGGTATTACTTCCCCTACTGCAAAAAACTTATCCATGACTGGGATAGCAGAACATCGGCATTGGTAATCTTCTCCAGGGTGTCCAATGGCGGGGGGTTTATCCCAACGAAACTTTTTACCATCAAGGGCGGCATGTTCTGGCCTTACCCGTGCATCCCTCGCAGTTGACCAGATATACTCCTCAACACCTATTTCAGTTTGCCTTAGCCGAGTTAGACTTCCATTGAATTTACTAATCTGATCACGGGCAATTAACCGAGCCCGGGCCTTCGGATTAATTCGCCTTGCTCCCCTGACGGTAGGCTCAAAGGGGTCGATCTTCATATCCTTTAATATCTGCTGTTCAAGTGCCCGTGTAGATACTCCCCTTTCAACCGCAGTTCTAACCATTGGTTCAAGTTGAGTTAAATAATCCTCCGGAATAGATTTTATTAACTGTGCATTTCGCTCTACAAAGGAATTCATCTGAGGTATTAACCACGGCTCCTCTCTAAGAACCGAGATCCCCAGCACGGTTTTGAATTGTTTATCTACTTGTTGAGCATTGAAAGCCTGAGTCCTGACTGCATATCTATCCCCAAGAGTTCGGGCAGTCGGATCGGTCATTGTCCTTGCTATTCCTAATTTCAAATCACTGAAAATAGTAGAGATAGTTTCCCCATAAGTATCAATACGGGTTTCACTTTGATATTGAGCAATGATAGAAGATAGACGGGGGATTAGCTTTTCTCTGACATCATCAAGAGTAGGTTCTAAGAGGTCAATCATATCCCGATAATAAGCTCTCTCAATAGCGGAAGGATGTAATTGACGGGGTATTACTCTTCGGCGGGGTAGTCGCACACCAGTAGCCATAACCGCCTGACGGCGTTGCTTGGTAAGCTGGCGTTTTTGTTCTGGGGTTCTCAATCTTCCTCCGGCTCAGGTTTCGGGGCTTCCTTAAAAGCTTCCCTTGCTTCCATATCCAGTGTTGTTTCTGCACTCCATTCACCACTACCAAATCGGCTATCGGCTACTTCCTTCGGGGTCAATACCTGAGTCATGATATATTTTTCGTCCGCTTCGGCTTGAGTCTTTCGGGTTTCTGCCTGCGTCTTTGGATCATGTTGCCATAATGAATTGAAATTCCAGCCCCATCCTTCAGGGGTAGTCCTTTTTGGATTTATGGTAGGATCTTTATGTAGTAAATTAAGTAACCTATTGACTGGCTTACTGAGATTGTCTTTTTGATAATCCTGAACAATATCGTAATAAGCCCGTGTCGTTTCAGTAGCCCCGGCGAGTTTGCCTAACTGCTGGCCGAAAAGTCGGGAACGGGGAATATCGGTTGCGGCAGACATTATCTCAATATATTTATCTATTACATCAACCATACCTGCCACTCTATTTTGAACTTTCTCAAACTCCTCCTCACTACCTATTAAAGTAATTCCTAAGTTTGACATATTCGCTATTGCATATTGAATCCGAGTTTGCAAAAGAGTCTGGTCTTTATTCATCAGTAACTCTGTTAAATTGGGTATCTTTAAAACTTTTGTAATAAAGTCTATCATCAAGACTGCTCCTGCTTTAATAGTTGTCCCATATTGCTTGAAGGTTTCATCAATGCCTACCATAATGGAATCAGACCAGCCTTGATTAGTCTGCCTTAACAAGTCGGGAAGCTTCGCACCATCAAATCTTAGCAACCTTGTCTCATGGATAACCGTGCCTTGCCGGAATATATCCTGCATCTTTCCCATAAATCCAGTTGATCCGTGAATGATAGGTTGTAAAGTATAAGTTGCTGGTTTCCCATATTTCGGGGATAAGGGATCAATATATTTATCTTTAACCGTCAATTGCGATCTGTCCATGACATN